AGATATAGAAGGTTTTGAATACAAAATATTTGAAAATATATCGTATTCTGTATTAGAAAAAATAAATAAAATAATTTTAGAGTTCCATTTGAACGATGGAATTAAACTAACAAATGTTAAAAATAAATTAAAGCTTTCAGGATTCGCAGTTAAACAATATGATTTATTCTTTAATGAGAATTCTGATTTTAATCTTGAGAAAGGAGTTTTGTTCGCTTTTAAAACCCAAACTGTTGATATTATTAATGAATCTGGTTCTCTTGGCGATGCGATAGCTTGGACTGGAATCATAGATTCTTTTCAGAAAGAAAAGAATAAACAAATTAACTTCTACACTCCTTATAAAAATTTATTTCAAGACGCATATCCTAATATTAATTTTTATAATTATTGGGAAAAACCTTTAACATCAACAGAGTCTTATCATATTGGATGTTTTGATATTGATGGCATCAAATGGAATCAATTAAGTTTACAAGAAATAGCTTGTAAAATATTAAAGATAAAAAACAAAGAAATCAGATCAAAAGTTGCTTTACCTAAAGATCTTAAAAATAATTTCAAAAGAAAATACGTTTGCATTGGATCTCTATCAACTTCTCAAGCAAAATTCTGGAATAATCCTTCTGGATGGACAAGAACTGTAGAATATTTAAATAGTTTAGGATATGATGTTGTATCTATAGATAAAAATAACAATATTGGTTGTGGCGAACATGTTAATTATATTCCAGTCAACTCTATAGATAAAACTGGAGATTTTCCTTTATCAGATAGAATCAACGATTTATATTTTTGCGATTTCTTTATTGGTTTGGGATCTGGTTTATCTTGGTTAGCTTGGGCAGTTGGAAAGCCAGTTATAATGATATCTGGATTTTCAGATCCTGTTTCTGAATTTTATACTCCATATAGAGTTATAAATAGAAATGTATGCAATAGTTGTTGGAACGATCCTGATTTAACTTTTGATAAAGGAAATTGGGCATGGTGTCCTAGAAATAAAAATTTCGAATGTTCTAAAGAGATTTCGTTCGAAATGGTAAAAGAAAAAATCGATCAATGCATTAAAGATTTAAATAAATATTCATAATAATTACATTGCTGTTCTAAAGTAAATTTAGAAATAGCATTATTGTAACAATTTTCAGGATTGATTAATTTATCTATGTTTTGCATGGCATAAATCATATCATTTGCATTATTACATCTGAATCCAGTTTGCCCTTGCATTACAGTTTCAACAAAACCGCCGAAATCAGTAGTTATCGTTGGAGTTCCTGAAAATTGAGCTTCAATAACTGTCCAATTGCAAGGTTCTATAAATAAAGATGGCGCAAATAAAAATTTTGCATCACTAAGTAAATACATTCTTTTAATAGAATCAACAAAACCAACAAATTGACAATATTTAGTATCTTTTAAACCAAGTATATTTGGACCAGCAAAAATTATATCTTGTTTTAAATCGTTACATATATCATAAGCAACTTTTGCTCCTTTCGCTTCTGTAATCCTGCCTAAAAACAGGGCGGTATTAGATTTGTTTTTCTTATAAAGAAAATCATTAGGATCAAAACCGGGATAAACTACAAATTCATTTCCTATATTTATATTGGTTGAAGAATATCCATGCATTTTGTGCATTTGACTATGAGTTTCAAATATTTTAACTGGCGCGAACATACTATCGTAACCAATGCTAGGTTCTACTACAATAGCTTTTTTATAAAAATATTTTACGCAAGCTTCATGCGCGAATCCAAACCAACATAATATAAATTCTTTATCTGATTTTATTCTTTTATTTAATTCTGATATACAATTATTATTAAAAATTTTTACAGCTTCTGTATTTATATCTTGATTGAATCCCTTAGTCTCCCAATCATTTAAGTTGCCATAACTGTTTTTTAATATATTATTATTAGTAACATTAATATGTTCTGTGCAATTAACGCTAGAGTTTTCATGACCATAATGATAAACAGTGTGACCTCTTTTGGTCATTTCATCACAAAATTTGTAAACCTTTTGAACAAACGCACACAAAGATATGTTTTTACTTGTAGGTGAGTACGGAACACTTAGACAATGAAAAACCATACAATATAGTGTAACTCCTTTTATAACATGTCAACCAAAAAGAAGAAAATTCAAAAAGAAAAAGAAGATCTAAACGAAATCATTGCCGATAATCATTTTAGATCAGTTAAATTGAACATTAAAAACTTCAATTTAACAGATAAGCAAAAAAGTTTCGCGCAGATAGCATTCGATAAGAATACTAAAATTATTTTTATCAATGGCCCAGCAGGTTCTTCTAAAACCTTTTTAGCAGTCTATTGTGCGCTTCATATTTTAAATATGAATTCGAGAGCGGAATTGAAATACATTAGAACAATCGCTGAATCAGGTGAAAGAGCGTTAGGTTCATTGCCTGGAACTGTAGATGAGAAGTTTAATCCATTTATGATGCCTTTGTATGATAAATTGGATGAGCTACTTCCTATGAGTCAATCAAAATACTTAGAAACCAATGGTTTTATCGAAGCGTTACCAATTAATTTCTTAAGAGGAGCAACTTGGAATGATAAAGTAATTATCGCAGATGAATCTCAAAACTATAGCAGTAAAGAATTAGTCACGCTTCTCACTCGTATTGGAGAAAATACTAAAATGTTTATCTGCGGTGATGCTATGCAATCAGACATTGGCAACAAATCTGGTTTCATGAAAGTATACGATCTTTTCAATAACAAAGAAAGCGAAGACAGAGGAATTTATTGTTTCCAATTCGATGAAGAAGATATCATGCGTAGTGAAATATTAAAGTATATAGTTTCAGTGTTTAAAAAATTAGATAAAACTAATATACAGTGATATAATATTGGTGTATGTACTGTAGCCAATGTGGTTTTAAAAATGGGGTTGGATCGAAGTTTTGTTCTAGCTGTGGAACAGCTTTAATGATAAATGTTCAACAACCCCAGATTAGAAAACAAATTCAAACTACACAAAAAGAAGTAGACGAAGATGGTTTGCCTACTTCTGTAGTCAAGCCAAGACGTTTAGAATATGAAATTGAAAGACCAGAGAAGAATAAGTTTCTAGCAAGTGAAATAATTCATTCTCCTCCATCTTCTGAAAAATTTTCTAGACCGAGAGGCAATGTCAGCAAGCTTACTAAGGAAGAATACTTGTCACAATCATTAAAAGAGTGCGCTCCTAGTAAGAACTTCAAAGAAATAAATGAAGCATAAAAATAAAAAAACTTTTGAGGAAATGTATGAAATCATAGATCAAGTCATAAAAAAAAGAAAAGCCAAGTGGAAATTAAAAGCAATTGTTTGGTTCGACTTTGAAGACATTGAGCAGATAATAAAGATTCATATACATAAAAAATGGCATCTATGGGATCAAAAGCGACCCATAGAGCCTTGGGTTAATAGGATAGTCTCAAATCAGATAAAAAATATAATCAGAAATTCTTATAGTTGTTTTGTAAAGCCGTGCGTGAATTGTTCTTTTAACACAAATAAAGGCGCAGTTTCTTCTGGAGAAGATAATGCTTGTGGATTTACTCCTAGTCAAAAACAATGCAACGAATGTCCATTGTACGCTAAATGGGAAAAGACAAAAAAGAATGCTTACGATTTAAAAATGACAGTGAGTTTGCAAAATCATCAAAATTATTTTATTTCTATACCAGAAAATGAATCTGTTAATTTTTCCAATGCCGAAAAGAAACTTCATTCTTTGATGAAGGAAAATTTAAACGATAAACAGTTTTTTGTTTATAAAATGTTTTTTATTGACTGTCTTACTGATGATGAAGTAGCAAGATTTTTAAAATTCAAGACCAATGAGAAAGGTCGCAAGGCTGGATACAAGCAGATTAAAAATTTAAAAAAAATGCTATATCTAAAAGCGAAAAATTTGATAAAAGACAACGACGTTTTTAACAATGAGTGATTTATCTGAAGAGCAACAAGTATTTATCAATAAAAAAATAGAAGAAGGGCTAACAGATTATATTGTTATAGCTAATCTTTTATTTAAAAGAGAAGATTTACATGGCCGTTCAAAAGAATCAAAGCTAGTAAGAGATTATATGATCTCTTCTGGGTCCATAAGCAAGAAAGAAAAAGCCAAACCAAAAGCAGACCCAGAAGCACTTACTGCGGCGCACATAGAATTTATAGACAGTAATATCAGAACAGGAATAACTCCAAAACAAATCACAGAATTATTGTTTTCTAAAGAATTAGCAGGAGTATCTAATCTAAATGTTTTTATTACGCCTCAATACAGGGCAGTACACAAATACATCAAAGAAAAGCATCCAGACTATTTGGTAGAAAGCGAATCAGCAGTTAATGAAAAGTATGTTGTGCCAAGAAGTTTATCTTCTGCCATCAAGAAAGTAAATAAATGGGCTGGACAAGATTTATCTGAGGATAAATTAACATTGCAGCATAGAAAATATTTAGAAAAGCTATTGACTTATTTAAATAGTCCACGCTTTGTACAAAACTACGATTCTTATCGTAGCTCTAATGATAAAGATCTTTTTGAAGCTGAGTTTGTGCGTTCAGTTTGGGACAAACCAGATCTTACGATTGATGAAACTAATTTATATATAAATGTTTGCATGGATTATATCAATCTTAAACAAATTGATATGAAAAAAAACAAAGTAAATGAAATGTTCAATGACACTCAAGAACAAAAAGATTTTACAATGCGATTGACTGAAGTTTTGAAGACCATTTCAGAAGAATATAATCAATGCGCCCAACGTATAGATAAGTCTTTGCAGAAATTGAATGGCGAACGATCTAAACGTATAGAATCTCATCAACAAAAGAACGCTTCGATACTTAGTTTGGTAGAATTGTTCCAAGATGAAAACGAAAGAAAAATGATGATTCAGATTGCAGAAATGCAAAAGAAAGTTGTCAAAGAAGAAGCTGATAGATTGGAAACGATGTCTGCATGGAAAGCTAGAATTTTAGGAATTACAAAAGAAGATGCTATATGATCGAATGTAAAGTCTGTCAAGAATCTTTTGTAAATGATAAATGCTTTCACGCCCATTTAAAGAAACATAATCTATATCAAGGAGAGTATTATTGTAAATATTATCCTCGCTTTTCATTTTTTTATAAAAAACAAATACCCTTTAAAAACAAAAGAGAATATTTTGAAACAGAGTTCCTTGATTATAATGAATTTTCTGAATGGGAAAGATCAGAGAATCAAGAAATCGTAAAAACAAAATGCGTATCCATGCTAAAAAATAGAATACAAGAAAAAAATTATCATTACGCACCTTTTCATAATGAATTGAAGACTTTGGATCTTCCAAATATAAATATATTCAAGAAGCATTTTGGATCTTATAATTCTGTTTGTAAATTGTTGGATAAAGAACCGCTTTTTAATAAGCCTTTGCCAAAAACTTTTAATAAAATTTCTTTAAAGAATGAAACTATGCTTGTCGATACTCGCGAACAAGATCCTTTAGAATTTCCTAATGTAAAGATTGAAAAATTATTTATTGGTGATTATTTAATGAACGCTCAAGAATATAATTATACTTTTGTAGATAGAAAAAGTGAAAATGACTTTTTAGGAACTTTAGCTTCTGGAGTTGATCGTTTTGAAAGAGAAATCCAAAGGACTTTTGAATTGGAAGGATATTTATTTATTGTAATAGAGTCCACAATAGATAGTATAATAGATAATCATCGAAAATACAAAAGAAAAACGAACTTAGAATACGTCTTTCATAATATGCGACATTTGACGCATAAATATCCTAGACATGTTCAGTTTGTATTTACGGGCAGTCGAAAAAAATCAATCGAAATTATACCAAAGCTTTTATATTTTGGAAAAGATTTATGGCAAGTAGATTTACAATACTTTTTAGATCATGAGTTGGGAAACAGGTAATCAAAGAATAAGAAAGAATCAATTTATTTCTAATGAAGAGCTTTCTGAAAAGCAAGGCTTCTTGGAAGAACGTGAAGCGAAGCTTTTGTTTTATCAATTCTTGAGAAACAATATTACTTTTACTACTGATTTAATTACAGGAGTTAAATTGTTTCCATTTCAACATATGGCTGTCAAGTCAATGTTGGAAAGCGATTATTTTTTAGGAGTTTGGTCGCGTGGCATGAGTAAAAGTTATACTACTGGTATTTTTGCCATCCTAGATGCGATATTAAATCAAGGAATAGAGATAGGTATTATGTCTCGTTCTTTTCGTCAGTCAAAAATGATATTTAAAAAGATAGAAGATATTGCCGCCAAGCCTGAAGCCTATCTTTTAAAACAATGTATT